CTATGCACCAACACGTTTCGGAATCCATCCCACCAAACGGGATAATCACCCGAAGAGAGTTCGACGGTGGCTTGCTTTAGTTTCTTTTTCCATTTTTTCATAAGTCTTTTTAGTGTGTGTCTTTCCAGGTTTTACCAATGCTATACTCACCATCAAGTGGGCACCGGAAGCTTAACAACTTACCAGCCCGTGCCAGTGAGTCACAGAAGAGTTGACCTAGTTCCTCCGCGTGTTCCTCAAGGCAACTGAACTGGACCTCATCGTGGATGTTACCGTGGAGTTCGTAGGGGTGAGAGGCCGACTCGTTAAATACAATGAGTGCCTTCTTCATCAGGACAGCGCCACTAGATTGTAATAACAAATTAAGAGCAGAGTGTGCCGAGCGAACCGGGAGTCGTCTTCCATCAATACCACCTAGCCACTGCTTACCTTTGAGAGCTTGCTCGATGTCTTTGTGTAGACGTTTAATGGACGGAGTCTTACGCATAAACTCTTCCTTAATCCGCTTACCTTCTCGTCTTCCTCCTCCAACAATTTTACCGATGAGACCGTCACCACCTCCGTAAAGGAATGCGTAGATAAATTTTTTCGAACTCGATCTGTCAGGCAAACCAGCCGCCTGTTGATTTACTGTATGGATGTCCCCTTCAATAATTGTGTTTGCATACACACCGTTGTCATAAGGATAGAGGTAGTGGGCAAGACACCTGAGTTCTAAGCCGCTGGCATCAGCACCTACTAACACTTTACCCTCCGGTGCTGTGAACAGATCGCGACACTGGGAACCATAGACCGCACGTGAAGCTGGCACTTGGGCTACGTTAGGTTTGCTGTGGGTGCATCGTCCGGTGACTGCGCCGTTTGTATTGACCTCACCGTGGATGCGTCCGTCCTTGACTAGTGTTAACCAACCTTGGCGACCCTCGGCTACTTGCCCTAGGCGTTTACTAATTAACAGATACTCCAATAACAACTTAGCCTCAGGTTTATCTATCTCCTTGAGGACTGCCTCATCAATCTTAGGTCGCTTCCCTTCGTATGCCTCTGGCTCCCACCCCATCTTCATAAGGCGTTCTGCTATCTGGTCCCGGCTGTTCGGGTTGAATGGGATGGTCTTGGTTTTGTTACCCGTCTTGACTGCCTTGTCGGCTAGGACTTGCTTCAACTTGTTTTCCTTGAGGACAAGCTTAAGGCCACCCTTGGTTGCAGCCGTGTATGTCTTGCCATTCACCTCAACGGTCCACCCTTTCGGTGTCTTCATCTCCTCGGTGGTTGACGGGAACATGTCTTGTAGTTCGTCCCGGAGTTCAGCCCGACGTGCCATAAGTTCTTCGGCCAGCTCGTTGGCTTTCTTTATGTCGAAGGGCCACCCGTTCATCTCCTGTTGTGTCATCAACTCCGCGAAGTCATGCTCAATAAATAACATATCTGCGGATGGTTTCTGGGCCATGAAGTGAAGGAACAAGTCCACCACCACATTAACATCCTGCTCACAGTAGTCTTGCATCTCTTGGCTCCACTTAGTCCAGTCTTCGGTGGCACCGTGGTCATCCTTTTCGTTACCCAAGCGAAGACCCCATGCCTTCAAGCTGTGTCGTCCTCTAAGGTTCTTCGGGAACTCTTCGCCACGCCTACAGTCCTCCGTAAAAAGATCAGGGTGCATGACTTGGGACATGACCTTGGTGTCCACGACCCGTGCTGTGATCTCATAGCCTAGCTTTCGTAGTGCCGGTGCATCAAAGTTGATTGCGTTGTGTCCGCAGATGTTATGGCTTG